TGTACTCTCTTGCTGAACCTGAACTGATGTCGTTGGTCACGCTCACATTGTCCACAACATACAAGAATGTATCCAGGTACAGGTTGTTGTCAAATACAATGTCACCAACGTTGTTGATATTCAGATATTGTAATGGGAATTGCAATACTGGATCCAGCACGGAGGTATTACCCACAGCATAACTAAACAATTTACTGCCACTAAATGTGGTGGACTGATACTTGACACCGTTGCCAAAGCTGACTCCGTCAACATCATAGATATTGTACAACGGAGCCTGTTGAACCGCAGTTTTTTGTTGCGCTTGGGTCCATACTGTCCCATCATACCAAAAAGTCAATCCAGCTAGATCAGTGCCACTGATACAAACAACTGATTGATCCAGTAGCACGTCACCATCTTGAGCCAGAGTCAACACAATAATAGGTTCTGGAATCAGTGGTGGCACAGTGTCGGGTGTGACAAAACTTACCACATAAATTTTATCTCGCACGGCACTGTCTTGATCTGCTGCAAATATTACTCGTGTGCCTTCAACAAAAGTGTACCCATCAACACTGTAACTGGTTGAGCCTTCGATAGTTGAAAATGCATCAGTTTCTTCAAAGTCAACAATGTCTACAGGTGCTTTACCTTGTGTGCCCATATTCCAGAGTCTAATACCTGGACGGAATTGAACGATTGGTCGTTTGGCACGATAGTTGTTGTCAAATACTGCTGTGGTTTTGTTGTATGCTGCTGTGGCATTGATAACATCAACGTGGAACCAGCGGTTGCTTCGTGTCCATGCATTTAGATCCTTACTGGCACGATCAATGGTGAGATAATCTAGATCCGCCGGTTCTACAAGTGCAGTATCAGTGTCTTCATCTTGAACATACAGTTCAGGAGTGACAAAGTCTGTGACTGGTAACAGTTCAATTGCTGTGCCCACTCCAGCCACATAGTATTCTCGATTGCTGATACCAACACTGTTCATGGTACCGGTACCACTGGCAAGAGTTACAGCAGTACTGCCGTACTGTGTTGCACTTACAGTAAACTTTGTACCGTTGGCAGCAATTGACCGCACATAGTAAGTGGTCCCTGCATTCAGCCCACCAAGTGTGGGGCTCACAAAAACCACAGCCTGACCAACATATAGATCAGTACTTGACGGGCTGGTAATATAATTGGTTCCTGTTTCAGTTTGAGTACATGTAAATGTAGTTGTACCCGACGCATACCTGGCGGGTACAACGTCACCTGTAAATCTTACTTTGAGACCGTTGGTAAATTTAACACCATTTGGTGAAGTGTAATCTTTACGGCCAACGATTTCATCTACATCTATAGTGTTGCTAGCGGTTTGGTCTAGAAGTCTAATTTCTCCAAATATTTCTGGATCAGTACCATCTTGATAGTACAGAGTATTTTGTACTGCACTCAGCAAGGGTATTTGTTGGAATGTGCCTGTGGTGTCCTTGTACCATTGCGTACTACTGTAGGTAGTACCGTTGGAGATTGTGAATTTTTCCAGGGGAGCAATGTCAGCAATCTTGTTCAGTTGAATGTATGTTACGCCGGCGATATCTACATAGGTAATTTGATATTTTTGATATCGTTGATCTGGAGCAATGTCTATGGTAAGATCAAACGGTATGCTGTCATAGCTGCCGTTGAGACTGTTGTTAGCAGCGTCTTGAATCAAGGGATCAAAGAAGCTGGTACGATACCAGCCACCATCCTGTGTGTCCACGATTGGACTGGTAAAAATAATAGTGCGGCTGTTGAGATTGGTGTTGCCGTCAATACCGCCATAGGTGGCTATAAATTCATTCACTGGCTGGTTGTTGATTTGCGCAAACTGCAGGGTAGTCAACAAGTCAACAGTACCAATGTTGGTAAGATTGTAGTAGAAATCTTGCGCTGTCTTGTATGGCACGTTGAACACCACAGTGCCAAGATCTTCACCGTTGTTGACCACGCCCAGAACATCTCTTGAACTGATGTTGGGTGTGGATGTTACTGCACCTGAGACGCCAGGAGTTGACTGAATCCAAAACCCAGGGCCTGTGCCTGCTGTAGAATTAACAATATTCAATGTGCCTTGCATCAGCACTTGATTTTCCGAAGCATAGTACAAGGTGTCTGGAGCATCCTGCGGCACTGTAAATGTGACCAGGCCAGTTGTGGCACCGTTACGAGTTACACCAGAGCTGTATATTTCGCCAAGGCCTGTGACAGGTTCAGTCTTGATCCAGAATGGAAATACCCCACTCAGTGTCAAGTTGAATACGTAGGTGTTTCCGCGAGCCAGAGTCAGTGTGGGATTGTTTTGAAAATCAATCACATAAGCACCAACACCAGAATTACGAACTCGATAGTTTACAGTTTCCTTGGCATTTTGTGACACTTGAAAAGTGTAGCTGCCGCCACGTACCAGTTGAACAATTGGATCTGTGCCTGTAATTCCAGAAAAATTGTAAACACCATTTTCTCTTGTGACTATAAAATTATCAGTGATTGGAATGCCAACAGAAGCAACATCAACTGCTGCTGGTCCTGCCGGAACCCAAAAATATTGACTGAAGTTCACAAACGCATCAAAATCAACAAACGGATCCCAGGTGTAATATTCGCTAGAATATAGTCTATCAGGCCGAGCACCTGCACCGCCTTGAAATGTCACAGCATCATTAAGACCCGGATATGTTATAACATCCTTGATTGTGTCTGTGTCTGGCTCCAGACTCACAACACCAGGCTCCAGTTGATAGTCAGCTCTGGTTGTGGTTGGTTCAATCACATATTGGTCGTTAGGATTGACACCTGGACCCACTGTGCGGCCAATAAACCCCTGTGTCTTTTTAAAGTTGGGCTCTTGAATCAGCTGATCAAGGGTGGCTGCCAGGAACTGCTTGTTGGCGTCAGTCTGAAATATTTCAGGAAGAAAATCTACACTACGAACATTAGCCATTAAATTACTCCGCTACCAGGGGCAGTACGCAGATTGGTACTGGTAAGTGCTTCAATCACATCAACATTATTGATTGTTGCGCCATTGACAAATATTTCGTTGGGTGCTGAACGTATTTCGTACAGATCACCAAAGTATTTCTGTGTGTCAAGTGGTACCAAGACCACTGAGCTAACTATTGTTCCAAGTGTTCTATGCAAGTATGCCGCCAATTCTGAGAAGTAAAATGTATCACCAAAGTTCCATTTGTCGATGGAAAAATATGTGTTCATGGCTGCTACCACTGAGCTTTTGATTTCGCTAGTGCTGGCTGTGCTGTTTGATGCACGTATGACCTTGATAGTGGCTCGCAGATTAGATGCGGCTTTTTCACCAAACAACGGTTTGAACACCACCGAATTCAACACAATGTTGTCGCTCAACATTTTGTAATCTTGTAGTTTTTGATATGCAGTTGACAGTTCGTCAATACTGGGAACATCTGGCTCAATCACTGTGCCTGTGGTGTCACGAATCCAGTTTTGGTATGCTGTGTAGTATGCCAGAGTCACCACATACAAGTCAATGATATTGGTGGTGCCTGGATCAATTCTGCTGGTCAATGGACTGTTGTGACGATATTGATAATACAAATCTTGACGCCCGGTTCGAACTGTCCAGTCAGCGGACACGTCTATGAGTGTTCTCACTCCTGTGGTGCCAATGCTGAGTTCGTAGAAGGCCTGATCAGTATAGGCGTAGAATATTTGTCCTGGACTCCAGGCCAATTTGACCAATTCAATATCGTCCAAGGTGGCATAGTCACTGGTCACACGACCAGATTCTACCAGCAGGTATCTTTGTAGATTGTCAAAGTCCACGGTCTGCTGTAGGTATATGTATTTTTGAGTGCTGTCTACTGTGGGTGCCACAATCTCAGAGAAAAAGTCTGGGTTATCTGGCACACCATCGTTGTCGCTGTCACGGAATCCCACCAGCACCTGGAAGTCATCAACATAGCCGTCACTCTCAACTGGTTGTCCAGTTATGGTCATGAAGATGTCGCCAGGCAAATGATCAGTAGAATCAGGTTGTGTGTTTACTGCCAGGCAGTTGATGTAGTCTTTGATCACAGTGCCTGATCGACTGTCGTACACCTGTGCGCCATCATAGAAGAAGAAACGAGTTTGCAGTACTGATCCAAAGTAGTAGGCCAGACCGCGGAATGTGATTGTGTAGTTTTGATTCTGCACCACAAACTGCACCAACCAGGAAGCATCTTGATTGGTTCCTGCAGTTGATCCTGCATTGGTCTGACTAAATGTAGAATCTGCTGCCAGATTTGTGCTGGTGATCAGATACCACGAATATGGTGTGCCTGTGATGTCTCCATTGCTGTCATAGCCAATGCCAAAATTGCGATTCAACAAGATCTGTTCAGCCATGGCCTGTTCCAGGCTGAGTGGCAGGTCTGTGACGAACAACGGAATGATAGTGTCTACCAGTGCGCCCGAAGGCACAAAGTTGTTGAGTGCAACTGGTCCTGACCCAGAACTCAAGTTGCCTAGGCCGTTGTTGTAGCCGTCGCCTTGTATGCTTAGTGGACTGGCCCAGATTTCTAGTGTTTCGTCAGCACGACTTGGTGTGCCTTGTTGCAACTTGTTGTTGCTGTCAAAGTAATAGCCCGATGGTGCAACAAATTTGATTAGGCTGCCCACAGCCACGTATTTGAATGCTGTTGTGGTTGTGGAGCCAACTGGAATTGGTGTTCCGTTGGGCCAGGTTGCTGATGTTATTGCGTTTCTAAAATAGCCTGTGGTTTCATTGGCCAGTGTTGTGCTCTGATTCCAGGTGGCGCCGACAACCCAGGTAGTTGACCCATATGTGGGCAAGGTAGTTGCTGTGACTCTGGGAAAGTTCTCATAGTAAAACTGCCGCATAGTGGTTTCGCCGATGCCGGGCTGTACCTGATTGGTAACCACGTCTGCAATTTCATTTCGATTGGTATAAGCAAACAAGATAGTGGGCAGAATATTCTGTTCCCATAGTCCACCGTCGCTGCCAAAGGTATTGGTACTGGAATATTTTCCTGTGTTGTCCACAAGGTCAAGATAACGACTGGTGCCAATTGACGCACGGTTCAGAGCCTTGCTTTTCACAATTGAATTGTATTGTGTGTAAGGGAACAGGTTGTAGTCTTCGCCGTTGACCATGCGATTCTGTGTGTAGTATCTGGCAGGCGCACGTTGCTTGATAGCGTCAATGCTTTCACGTGCCTGACTGTTGCTGACCGGTCTTGTGATACCACAAGTAAATGTCATGGTCTCAAGGTTGCCGTCACGACTGATATAACTGATGGGAACAGTCACAGCCTGCATTTCTTCAGGGTTGATAATGTATTGCAAGCCGTTGGATGCACGAACATACGCACGATATGTTCCCACTGGAATTTCTGAGAACACACCGTCACCAAACACCATGGTGATTTGATCATTGGTTCTGGATGTCACTGTGTAGATTGGGCGCAGTGTGGTGCCCACTTGTTCTGCGGCTGCGGCATAGATGTTTTCGGTATAGGCCCATTCACGACTCACACTGCCCACGTTGTCCAACTGGAACAACCAACGGTCTTCGTTGTTGACGCCCTCAATGTTGATGTTTACTGTGCGGTTTGATACTTTTTCAGCCAGGTTGAAGTCTTGATTTTGCAGCACGCCTTGCTTGAACATAAAGAAGTAGCCAGTATTGGCTGACTGGAATCCCAGTTGATCATTGCGGAACAAGATGTTGAATGGTTGGTTGGCTCTTGGTGGAGGCTCATATAGATATGTGGCACCCACAGATGTTGAGCTCATGGCCTCAAAAGGCATGGTAACACCATCAACCACGGCGGTGTAAGGCACTATGGGCAAGAATCCTGGCACCAGGTTAACTGCATATTCGTCTGTGCGCACACCCAGAATAGTCTGACGGTTGCCTGGGCGACCCACACGTTGAGTGTCTACTAGACTGCTGTTGATAATTGTGGTAAACTGTTCTTGCCAGTCAGGGTTGGTTGGGTCGGACCAGTTCACAGTGATGTTGGAAAGATTCACACCTTGATAGTCCACAACATTTTCAGTTGTGGTGACTGAAAATACCTTGAGTAGGCCTTGTGCTGCTATGTTGCGTTTGGCAGTGTAGCTCACCAGATTGGCCAGGCGTGTGACACTGTCTCTGCGTTCAGCAGTGTCCATGTAATTTTCACGAGTGTTTAGGTCAGTACGGAAAGCAAGAGCTTGACCCATGAACGCAATAACGTCCAGCAGGGCAATGTATTCTGAACTTTCAATGTAGTCATTGAATGTTTCTGGATAGTACAAGCGCAAGTAATCAACAAAACTCTTGCGAAGAGTTTCAAAGTCGTAGCTCTGGAAGTCTGCTTCGCGATAGGTTTGATAGATCTGTTTCCAGTCCTCAACACCAAATATCGCTGTTTGTCTAGTTGTTTTTGCCATTCTTAATACGCCTCTATTGTTTATTTAGCGGCAACAAAAACGGCTTAGTTATACATAGGAGGCGTTGCGCTGTTGCAGATCAAAGAAAATACTCAGCCGCTCGGCATCGGTAGACGGGGTTACAGTAAGCTCTACCTGGATCAGGATACCGTTTTCTTGTGGGAAGGTCACAACTTGACTGATAAAAATTCTTGGGTCGCCGGCTGCCACACGCTGTACTTCTCGCTCTATTGCCTGCTGTGATGCTTCCACTTGATTTTCAAACAAAAAGTCCCAGAGCACTGTGCCATAGGCTGGACGGCCAGGCAACTGACCTTGACGTATGTTAAATGCGTTCAGCAGGTCACGCTTGATCAGTTCAAAGTCTGTGAGGGTGAACTTTTTGTATTGTCCTTGTGTGTTGAAGCCAATGAATTTTTGTGCCATAGTGTATTTACCGGTGCTTATGCACTGCGGCCTTCAATTTTGAACTGCAATTGACTAATTCGTTCTTTCACGTCTCTGCTGCGTTTTACAACTTCAAGTGCGCCAACGTCCAGAGTCTTAAAATCAGCAGCAGTGACTTGTTGTACTCGGAAGTCTGCACTGTTTCGAGCACGTATATACTCACCTATTTTTGGAACCACGGTAGCGTTGTAGTTGGTCCGTTCTGTTTGGTACTCAGTATCTACTGCTGCCCATTCACTTTCTGTTATTGTTGCTTGATTTTCTAAGGCCGCAACTTTTTCGCTTAGGTTAGATAAAAATACTGCACGAGCATTTAATACCTTTACAAGATTGTTTAAATCTGCTTGAAGGCCAACCAACTGGGTTTCTGCTGCGCCAGCAGTGATAGGCGCTGGCGGACCATAATTGACCGGAGGTATTTTGTCGTTGCCTGCGATACGACTGCTGGCGGCATCCACTGTGGCTCTACTCACAGTGTCAGTTGCCGGTATAGGTATTTTTGCGTCTTTGAAAGTGTCTGGTATCTTGGCGGCCACTAGGTTGACTGCAAATGCACTATCTCGTACTGCGGTGTTCATGGCTGCTTTGATCGCACCTGTGGCATCTCCAGGTATGGGCAGGCCTTTGACAAACGCTTCAGCATTGGGCAGACTCTTGGCAGCATTTAGTGCCATGCCTGCAAGACCTTGTGCAGATAAATTGCTGACTGGGATTCCCACTGCGCCCAGACCAGCCACTCCCTTGGCCATGAGATCCTGCTGTATCAGGCCCTGAGTGGACGGACTGGCCAACAATCCACTTAGACCTT